AGGCGCTGGCCATCATCGTGGAACACATGGGCATGATCCCGGACGACGGCGAGGCCATGGCCATCGAGAAGGACGACCAGCCCCAGGCCGTCATGGCCGGGATCGTGAGCGACGACGTGGCCGGGTGGATGGGCGGAGAGGCGGCCAGTATGGCCTCCTATGTCCCCGTCACCTTCCGGGGGTATCAGTTATTCCAGGAGGTGAACGGCCGCCAGGCGTATGGCGTGGATCCCACCGCCCTGGCCATCGTGGAGCGGGTCACGGCGGAAATGGGGACGGCCGCTATTTCTGGAGGCCGGGCGCTGGCCTGGAGCCACGACGGGGAAACCGTCATGCTGGGCGCAATCAGGAAAACCACCTGGGCGTGGGACTGAGAGCGGACCGTGTGGGAGGCCCTGGAGAGCGTGGACCTGCACAAAAAGGAGGGCTGACCGTGACGGAGTTCGAGAGGATCACCGCCTCCCCTGCTGTCCTGGGGGCGTTCCTGGGGGGCCTCCCATGCCTGGAGGGGCCATGGGACGACGCCTTTCACCGGGAGTTTTGCGACAAGTGCGCGGCGGAGAACTGCGACACCTGCCCACATAAGGCGGAGCGAAACAGCCAAACATGGTGGCTGGGGCTGATCCACACAGGATCCGGGCCGGTGAGGACCGAGAGCCGGAACCCATACCTGCAGCAGGCCGCCAACCTCCGCCTGGAGGCCATGCACCAGCGGGACCGTTTCGGACGCGACCTGCTGGCCCGAGAACTGGAGAGCGCGGCGGCCTCCATTGAGGAACTGGCGGCAGAAACGGAGGTGCAACCCAATGGAAAACCGGGCTTTTAACATGGACTGTCTGGCGGCTATGCGGTCCATGCCGGATCAATGTTTCGACCTGGCCGTGGTGGATCCGCCCTATGGAGTGGGAAGTGTAACGTATATGCCACGGACCAGGGAAAAAGCACACGGAGGATTTATTGATAAGTACGACATTACAATAGCAACCCTTGGCATGAACCAACGCGGAAAGGTAAAGGCAAACATAATTCCGGGATGGACGGGAGAAGGAACTATAAAAAATTTCGGAGACGATAACATTTCGCCAGGGCCGGAGTATTTCGAGCAACTATTTAGAGTTAGCAGGAACCAGATTATATGGGGCGGAAACTATTATCTACTGCCACCGTCACGCGGGTTCCTGATCTGGAGAAAAACAACCGTAGCAGAAAACTTTAGTATGGCTATGTGCGAATATGCGTGGATGTCGTTTGACAGCAATTCAAAAATATTTGAGGCAGCACCGCAAGGGACGAAAAAGGATCCGCGTATTCACCCCACACAAAAGCCGGTGGCGCTGTATGACTGGATTTTTCAACACTACGCAAAGCCGGGGGATCGGATCCTGGATACCCACCTGGGGAGCGGGTCAAGCCGGATCGCCGCGTGGGACGCCGGCCTGGACTTCACAGGATACGAGATCGACCCGGACTATTTCGAGGCACAGGAAAAGCGGTTCCAGAAACACACCGCGCAAGTGTCCCTGTTCGGCGGGGGGTCCTGATAACGATACTGATATTTTCGGCCGCGACGCCCAAAGGGCGCGTGAAATAAAAGGAGGAAACCACCATGAAGATCAGACACACCATCGAAAATGAAAGCACCTGGGAGAAGTTGAAAGCGGCCGTCGTGGCCGGGACGGCGGGGGCGCTGATCCAGCCGTTTAACGAAATCGACTTGACCCTGGGGAACGGCGAGGCCGTCACCGTCGTGGCGGCCGCGCACCTCCCTGCGGCGGAGGGCAAGCCCGCCGGCCTGCGCTTTGTGTTCAAGGACTGCCTGGCGGAGCCGCACCAGATGAACAAGACCTGGACGAACCGGGGAGGGTATCGGGCCAGCGAGGGACGCCGCCACCTGCTGGAGGACGTTCTGCCCCTCCTCCCTGCTGACCTCCGGGCCGTGATCAGGCCCAGGAAGATCACCGAGATCACGGAGGGGAAAACCCTGGTTTATGAGGATCCCCTGTGGCTGCCCTCCGAAACGGACGTTTTCGGCCGGGGCCATGAGAGCCTGCAGAACGGCGTGGCGGATGGGACGGACGACTTCCAACTGCCCATTTTCCTGACGGAGCGGGACCGCGTAAAGCAGCGGGAGGGGTACGGCACCACGCCCTGGTCCCTCCGTTCCGTCCGTGCGACGAACTCCAGCGATTTCTGCCTACTCGACAGCAACGGCAATGCCAACTACGCGGACGCGGACTATTCCTGGGGCGTGGCGCCCGGCTTTGACATCTAATCCGAAAATCCATAATAATCCAGCCGCGCAAGCGGCGGAGAGAACGACAACCAAAAAGAAAGCCACCTGCGCCTGGTGCTGACAACACGGCGCAGGTGGCGATATAAGCGACGGCGAAACCGTCCCGGATACCTATATTATATCAGTTCCCCGGGAGGTTCGCAACGGATAATTTTTCGGCGGGGCCACGGCCCCGTAAGCGCCGGTAAGAGGCATTAGTAAAGTGACCAGCACCCACAAAGGAGGGGGCACCATGCCATACGTACACAGGATGGTGCAGGCTGGCCGGACCGTCGAACACAGGAAAATGCAATCCTTCCGGGTCCACACCAAGGGGGTCAAGCGCGGCCCAAACAAGGGGACCACCACGGAAAAGCAAGCCCGGATCAACGAGCGGGTGGCAGAAGAACACCTGCGCTGGGACCTGAACGCCAACTTTGACCACCGGGACCTCCACGCCGTCCTCCACTACTACGACAAGGACACGACCTTTGAGGAGATCCTGGCCCACAAGGCCGCTTTCCTGGCCAACCTTCGGAAAGCCTGCCGAAAGCGCGGGATCCAGTACAGGGCGGTGGTGGTGATCGAAACCAAGCGCATGACCAACCCGCACATACACGTGGTGATCAGCCGCATGGACCCGGAGATCATCACCGAGGCATGGGAGAACGTCCCCAGGGGCGGCGGGGGTATCAGTTTCAAGCCCCTGGACCGCCGGGGGAACCATGCGAAACTGGCGGCCTACCTGATGAAGGAAAGCCGGTCCACCATGGAGAAGTACCGGGAGGCA